TCAATAGTTGATTATCCCTAGGATCTATTTTCCAAAAAGATGAGTTATACGCTGTAAAATGCTTAATATGTTTATTAAAATATAGAGGAATTACAGAAGATGCAGGGTGTGCAAAAGCTATAGGCCCTGCCTTTTCTGGGACCTTCACATAAAATACACCCGACAAAACACAGCCAGGGTGATTATGTAAACTATGAGCATCCTTGAATTTATTTATATTTACCCAATAATTATCTATTTTTAAATTGTCTGTAATCCCTAATTCTTTTGCAAACTCCTTACCTACCTTTTCAATAATATCTAGCAAAGGTTGGAAGACAGGTTCATCTTTTATGTCGTTAGTTTGATAGCCTGATAGATTAGATCTAAATCTACCTTTACTACTTTTCATCTCAAAAATTCTGTATTCTAGCTCTTTCTTATTTTTTAAATCTAAATGAATACTAGCAACAGGTACCTTAAATATGTCTGCAATTTCTTTCTTCATAATTTATTTTTCTAGGAATATAGTCCATTCTAGATCAGATATCAAATCATCTATATACACTTTTTTCTTATTTTCTCTTCTTACATATTCGTGTAATTCCTCTAAATCTAGAATTAACCATCTATTTTGAAACTCTAAAACCATTTTATCTGCCTTACTTTTTGTAGACCCTGTTTGCGCGAACTCACCATCTGGCATCTTAAACATATCTCTTACATCAAACTTATAGAAACCATTTTGTTTTTTTAAAATACCAGCGATGTTCCAAGAGCTTTTTCTTTTTGGGTATTCTATTGCAGTCAAATACTTAGAAAATTTTTCTACAATACTCATTGAAACTTAGGTCCTTCCAACCATAATGAAACCATTGTTCTCTCTCCCTTAGTTACAGGGTTTACTTTATGCATAAAAAAAGAAGGAAAGATAATAGCAGAACCTGGTTGTATTATCTCTTTTATTTCTTTAGACAAACCTGTTGTTAATAAAAACTCACCTCCTTCAAAAGTCTTTTCAGATATATTTAATAAACAAGTTAGTTTAATATCTGACACCGGATGATAAAAATTAGAATCCATATGCCAATCATACCTATTACCTTTATTGTATGTAATATAATTTAAACGTAGTTCTGATTGTGGGGGATATAAATTATAACCAAAGTTTTGTTGATTTGCGCTAAGGGCAGATAAAACAAATCTCTCTAACAAAGGAACATTACCTAGTTTAAATAATTTAACATCTGATGTTTTTACAACGTGCTCTGCAGGAGATCCTTTTTCCTCTAAGATAGAACTCTTTATAGACTTATTAATTTTTTTAATTTCTAATGGTGTGTATAAATTTTGATACCACCAATACTCACTACGTTTACTCATTAAATTATTTTTATATAGTTATCGCTTAGTTTAACAGGTGATAAATCAAAAGCTATGGTTATTCTCTCAGACTTAGAATTATTT